CGTGATAGTACCTGATCATTATTTTTATGATGATGATATGCTGGACGTTACGTTCCGGAAGGAAAATCCAAGTAAGAGTGGAGGAAAGTTCGCTACTCGTCTTTCTATAAATTCGAGTTACAAATTCCCAAACTCCGACTTGCGCTTATGTTACTCACCAAGTGGTGGATCTTTTAAAGATTTGACTAAGTGGTTTCCTACGGACAAATTAACATCACATCAATTCTCACTGATGCACCGTCTTAAAGATGGTGAATTAGTAACAGCTCAAGGTTTAGCCAAAGTAGGTTTAGCTTCAAATGGAACGTGCGACTTTATAGGTGGTACGTATTCCAATTTGTCGATAGATACTTTTCAAGGCTTGTGCGGTGCTGTTTTGGTCTCCCATGGAGGGGGATCATGCATCACTGGCATTCACCTAGGCGGTCACACCGGCACCCCGAAGGGGTGTTTCGGCACACTATTGTGTAGTGACTTGGAACTAGGCTGCGCTGCTCTTCGTAAATTTGAAGGAGTTCTCTTGACGGGAACTGCTGAGAACTTCGAAAAGCAAGTGCTTGGAGTTAAAATCTTGACTGGCCGTGAATTACATCCTAAAAGTCCACTAAATTACATGCCACCAAATTCTCAAGTTGAGTATTATGGTTCCTGTGGTGGACAAACGACCTATAGGTCAAACGTGAAAGTCACTAAAATGAGTGAACACGTTATGGATGTTTTGGACGTCCCCAATTCGTGGGGACCTCCAAAGATGCAGCCCGATTGGTTTGGTTGGCAGAAATGTTTATCAAATCTATCCGTACCTGCTCTACCCTATTCGCATGAACTCTTAACTGTTTGCGTGCTCGATTATAAGGTAGATATGATGCCAATCTTTGAGAATCCATTATGGAATTCTGCTAGGCCCCTCACAGATCATGAAAATTTGTGTGGTATACCTGGTAAGAAATTTATGGATGCTATCAAATTGGACACATCTGTTGGATTTCCGTTGAGTGGTCCCAAAAGAAAGTTTATAACTGAATTGGAACCAACTCCGGATAAGCCCAACAATCGTGTCTTGGATCAAGTTATTCTTGATGAGATTGATCGTTGTGAACAGGAATGGACAAAGGGCTACCGCGCATACACAATTGCCAAAGCGTGTAAGAAAGATGAGGTTCTCTCAACTCTTAAAGAGAAGTGCCGAATCTTTTACGGGAATCCCATAGCACTCACATGGTGTATTAGGAAATACTTTCTACCCATATTGCGTATCATGCAAATGAACCCACTCACATCAGAATGTGCAGTTGGGATCAATAGTCATGGTCCAGAGTGGGAGCAATTCCACCAGCATGTTCTTACGTTTGGAACAGATACTATCATTGGTGGGGATTATGGTAAATACGACCAGAAGCTCCCTTCCCAGTTAATAGTTGCATCTTTTAGAATCATGATAGATTTTGCCAGAGTTTGCGATTATAAACAAGTTGATTTAGATGTCATGGAAGCGTTAGCAGGTGATGTTGCTTATTCCCTAATAGCCTACAATGGAGATCTTATAGGTCTCACAGAGGGTACCCACATTAGTGGGAACTCTCTCACTGTGGTTATCAATGGGATTTGTGGAAGTTTAAACTTAAGAGCTTGTTTCTATAGTTTATATCCAGCGACGATGTTTATGCCTCACATGCCTTTTAGAAAGTACGTGAAAGCAATGACATACGGTGATGATAATATTGGATCAGTTAGTCCAAAAGTACCAAAGTTCACCATCAAAGCAGTATCTGAGTTCTTAGCAAAATATGGTCAAACATACACTATGCCCGATAAGGAAAGTGAGTTAGTTGACTATTTGCCTTTGCAAGACTTTGAGTTTTTGAAAAGGGTTTCCGTTTATCATCCAGCTTTGGGTGTGCATACAGGTGCTCTCGTAGAGAAATCAATTCACAAGATGCTACATTGTTACATGCGTCCACGTAAATGTCCCATAACTGAGGAATTAGCTTGTGCTCAAAATATTGACACATCCCTTAGTGAATGGTTCAATCATGGTAGTAAAATCTATGAGGAACGACGTATTAGTATGAGTGAAGTGGCCCGTCTTACGGGAGTCACTCATCTATGCACGTCTCTAGATACTACCTATGATGAACGCGTGAAAAGCTGGAAGGACAAGTACCGACCAGAGCCTTAGTTGGCAACAAGGGCCAGTGATCACCCTTATAAGAGATTACGACCAGTTTACAAATCTGGTTCCGGACGGAAGCAAAATTGAAACATGTCATTGGATACCATACGATGCGACCCACTAGTCGAGAAGGAAAGGAATATGCCTCTCAATCTAAAGGCTTTGATATGTTGGTGTAGTGTTATTTAGCACGACTTTGCCAGTCACCAATCGTCCATGCCACGAAACCTGAGTGAGATTCGTGGAAAATTAAATCACTTACTAATTATATGAACCACAATAAAATTAGCGGCGGGTGCACACCCGCAAAGGCGGATGCCGAAACTCAACCCCACATTTTTCCTAAAGTGTTGGGCGAGTATAAAACGAACCATGACCAAGGTTCGAACCCTTATCGTAAAATCAGTGTTAGGCACACTCAGTTTCTTTGCTCAATCAGCGAAGATTCGTGCCCTTTTACTCCTCAGTCTGGAGTTACTGATGATGCTTCTATTATGAAGGTTGGAGGAAAAACACAGTACGAAAATGTGCAATTCTCCGATCAACATGATCCCTATCTTTATGATGTTGAAAATAGTGTGGATCCAACGCGAACCACTATGGACACGAAAGATGCTTCTCTTGAGCACTTCTTTTCGCGTCCTATCAAAATCATCGATTCAGATTGGGCTGTTGGAACATCTTTCTACGAAAGTGTTGATCCCTGGGCACTGTATTTTGGAAATAAACGAGTTGTTAATAGGTTAGCCAATTTTAACTTGTTGCGTGCTAATTTGCACATCAAGATTATTATTAATGGAAATGGATTTCAGTTTGGAAGGCTCATTGCTTCCTACTTACCGTTTTTCAATTATGATACTCTTACTTCCAATGCAGGGCTCGTCTCACAAGACATTGTGCAAGCTTCTCAGCTACCACATGTCTATCTGGACCCCACCACATCGAGTGGTGGTGAATTGAAACTTCCCTTTTTCTACCACAAGAACTATGTAAATGTGGCCGAATCGGGTTGGGACAAGATGGGGCAACTCATAATTCGTTCGATTAACGATTTGAAGCACGCGAATGGTGCTAATGATCGATCGACGATTAGTGTGTTTGCCTGGGCCGAGGACGTTAGTACAAATGTGCTTACTTCTGTCGAACCCACCACTCTAGTCCCTCAATCTGGAACAGAAATAGATGAGGCAAATTCGAAAGGTGCAATTTCAGGACCTGCTACAGCTGTTGCGAAAGCAGCTGGAGTGTTGAAATTCATCCCAGCCATAGCTCCTTTTGCCATTGCAACTGAAGCTGGTGCTAATGTAGTATCCAATATCGCGAAAGCGTTAGGTTACTCACGCCCATTAGTTACCAAGGACCCGGAACCTTTCAAACCCGTTGGTATTTCTTCAATGGCAGTAACTACTGTCCCAGATGGAGCGGCGAAGCTCACACTGGATGACAAACAGGAATTGTCTATTGATCCAAGAATTGCTGGCTTAGGTAGTGGTGATCCCATGTCAATTCGCGCTATTGCGAAACGAGAATCCTACCTTACCACTTTTAGTTGGCCAATTGGTGTGCCAACTGAGAGTTTACTCTGGAACTCAAGAATAAGTCCCGTTCTTTGGGCAGAAAGCGCCGGAAGTGCTATGCACTTTCCAGCTTGCGCTATGGCAGCTTTACCGTTCAAATATTGGACGGGATCGATGCGCTTTAGATTTCAGATAGTTTGTTCTGCTTTTCACAAAGGAAGAATCAAGATCGTTTATGATCCGAATTTCTTTGCGAGCAATGAATACAACACTAACTACCTTCAAATTATTGACATTGCAGATATGTCCGACTTTTCAGTTGAGATAGGCAATGGGCAAGACGTGAGTCTCTTAGATCACGCGCTACCAGGTAGATCTGTTGTTTCAGAATTGTATTCAACTACACCCTACATCTCCAAAGCCGAAGGCAATGGAGTGTTGGGAATTTATGTAGTGAACGAACTAACCACACCAAATTCAGATATTAATAACGACATCCAAGTCAATGTTTTTGTTAGTATGGGAGACGACTTTGAAGTATTCGTCCCCGACGATCATTTTCAGCGCCTAGTGTTTAAACCACAAAGCGGAGAAGAAATCGTATCTGAAGCACAAAATACTGAGGAACCTAGTGCACCTCAACACTCAGAAACAGAAAAGTTAGGCCCTAGCCAAACTAATCATGATCTACTTGCTAAAGTTTTCTGTGGTGAAAGTATTGCTTCATTCCGACCACTACTCAAGAGGTACAATCTGCATAGCAGTTTGACTCATCTCAATGGTAGTAGTGCCAGAGTTGCCGCCGGACGGCAGTCCATGTTCCCTTTCCTTAGAGGACATGTGGCTGGTGCCATCCACGCAACAGATCTTGGCCAATCGTACAACTACTGTAATACAGTAATGTTACATTGGGTTACCCTAGCTCACTCCGGATGGAGAGGCTCGATTCGATGGAAGATCACTCCTAGAGGTGAAATTCGCACGGAACGTAAGCCAGTCTATTACATCCAAAGAGGAGAACTCGGCGTAGACGAGTACTCTGAGCAATCAGCACCCATGACTAATGGTTATGACACACTAAGCCAATTGGCTGCCAGTACCGTCTTAACTGAAATTAGTCCCAGCTATGTACATCCCTCGAAACCACTTAGTGGCGTTCGTGGGTTGTTGTTAACGAGTGGATTTGTGAATCCGAATTGTGAATTCGAAGTTCCTTACTATTCCAAATATCGTTTTACACCAGGTAAAGTTAGCAATTACACGCAAACTTCAATCTGGACACCCACCTGGGATTATCGCATCTTTGCTGATGGCGATTACGACACCTCGTTTGATACGTGGTGCGCAGCAGGAGAAGACTTTCAAGTCTACTTCTTCACTGGTTTACCTCGAATGTACTACGAGATGGACCCGCCAACACCCTTGCCCGTTTAGAATGGGCGAAGTGTAGACAGACACTATACTATAAACAAAAATGTAGCTTTTAAAATTTTGCTAGCAGTCGAGAAAAATTTACCCTATGTGACCTAGGGGCTGATCTTCGGATCTGAGTTGGTTGCGCCGTATCTGTTGATACTCTGGAATTCTCCTGGCGCAGCCAGGTTCAAGGAGTCACAACTTTCTAGCGCGACCAAGTGTTTATTTGTTTACATATTTACATACGCGGGGGACTTGCAATGCACAGTCCCCCCAGTGTTTG